GTGAAAGATACATATGTAATGAAAAATCCTCCGCTGTGGATACATAAGCCAATAGAACTGTACCACCGGCATTTGAAGTTGCACCAACATAATTAATAAGTACTGGACGATCTGCCTCTCGTACATTTCTGGAAATGTCACGAGCATGAAGAAATCTCCTAGAAGTTTGGTAAGGAATTTCTGCATATGCAACATTGTTATGTTTACTAACCTGTACTGACTGACCTGCCCACGACTCTAAACCCGAAGTAATAATCTTTCCATCAACCCAAGATTGACGCGTCAATAAATCGACGAGTATGGGAGGTTGAGGGCCACACGAAGTGGCATCAGGTAATAATGAAATACTCAAATTCCCTTGAGAATATGTGTCCCTAGCAGCATGTAAAATAACACGCCATCTGGTACCCCCTCTCATAGCCACAAAAGCTGGATAGAGATAAGATAACAAACTAGTGGAATTAACATTCTTACCCCAAGGAGTAGCAGTCAAATTATCCCAATATTGATTATTATCTTGATTAGGAAGAGGAGGATAGTGTTTCATAATAAAAAGATTGGCATAAGTCAAATTATCAGCCTTAAGTCCAATTGAACCAACGAAATTATATCTTTTCAATAATTGACGAAAAGATCGCACGGATTCACCATGATATACATCTGCATTATAATCAGTGACATCAGGTGCTATTGCGAATGTGGTCATAACTTGTTGATCAGTTGGTTTTGATGGCTCATTTGTACAATCCTTATCTTGTTGCACAACACTAGTTTCTTCCATACCAGATTGTAATTCGAAACCAACTTGCGGGAAATAAGAATGCGTGGTGAGATATCTTGTGTGGGGAACAGCAAATTCTATATCATCACCTGCAGAAACAAATACATTAAGTGCAACAGTATCGCCTGCTGACAAACTTGGTGAAGTTAATGTGTTCAAAACGGAAACCGTAAGAACTCCGTTTGCAAAAGTATTTGAACTTGAAGTAGGGTAAGGTATTCTAGTAGTGTGTGCAGCTGTTTTATAACCAACACAATCTAACCAACCATATTCGCTACCCCAACCTATTTCCATAGTAAAATCCTTCTCATCAGATATATCAACTATTTGTGTATACTGAACATTGGTTTCCTGAGATTGATATACTACAGGATCCCATTGTATTTTGATTCTACCTTTATGATAGGCGCTAGACACAATTTGGAATCGATACTTCATAGTACCCCTCCAATATTTGAAAGGAACAGATGCAAACGAACATGCAGTCTGATGGTATTCAATAGGTGTAGTACCATATTGCAATTTTTGACATGGAGTAACTGCAGAACTAAAAAGAATTTGATCTACCAGATCTGTAGTTTGCCAAGTAGTAGAAGTCAAAAAAGACTCACGTGTAGCAATACTTTGAATAGTCATCTCGTCGGTGTTATCAAGTCCCACTACAGATCCATCGACAGTTAACTCCTGTTTAGCGTCAAAAGATAATTTCTCTGTTTCATCAGGAATATTGGTCAAAGATAATCCAGCAAGAGGTCTCTCTTGAACTTTGACTTCTGGAGCTAAAGTAGGAGGTCGAGAATAGCCAAACAATTTAGCAATATTTGAGATACCGCCAGCAGCAATTTGAGTCGCTTTGGCGTAAGGACCAATAACAGGTGCATCTTTAAGCATACCAGCAATTCTTGCGACCGTAGCAGCAGGGCCTGAAACCGGGCCCGTACCATACTCATCTTGTTTCGCCATTTTGCTATCATTCTTGTTTTGCATGTTTGTGGTTTTATTAAGCCTACTCTTTTTGCTTTTTCCACTTTGAAACTCAAAACCAAACTGGGCGGTGAGCCCAGCAGAATTGGCAGCAGTTGGAGCAGACAAAGTAACCTCGGACATCCAAGCCATCACAGTAATAGTAATTGGTTCCGTGGCCCCGTTAGCATGTCTTAATTGAGTTAGTTCACGGAGTGACATTTCTCCCATTTTCCTCCAGTCTCCTTTAGGAATATTTAGGGCATCCGTGTCACACAAAAAAGGACATGTAATCTCTCCAGCTTGGTTAGTGCATGGATCAATAAAAATATGCGGTCTCTGACTGGCTTCTACATTATCAGCAGAAACTAAGGCTCTATTAACAGTAAGATCATCCGACAAATGTCTAGGTTGATAACTGGCTAGTAATCTACCATAGTAAAACGCATTGCCATTTACCATGAATTTTACGTGCAATTTACCTTTTAGTAGTTTATAATTACTGATTCTGTTAGCAACTCTTGGATTCTCTAAAAATAAAGTCCAAGGATTAAAAGCTTCAAACAGAGTAATAGTTGTAGACCATTCATAGGACGCTATTTTCAAGGGCCTTTCAAAAAAGTTGCCTAAATCTACATCATTAGCGTCAGTATTAGTACGAGTACTATCAATATTTGAAGTAAGTTCATACTTGTATCCTGCAGATTGATCGTTAAAAGAAACATTTTGCTCTTTAATATATCCTTCTGCCATAGTTATATTTATGTTTTTATCATTTAAAGTAAGTTCGTATTAGTACCTATGGAGCGACTCACTCTCCAAAGGACGTCTGTTTATATGCAATAATATACACACACCCCAAAGCGCTAGAGCTAAAATTAACACAGACAAATCATTTTTACTCTATCGTAATCAGTGGGGTGGAGCGGCATTATACACCTAATGCCAAGGGAAAACGTATTTTTAGAGACCTCGTCAGGTCTAGAAACGTATATTAAATGACCTCCCCA